CATATTTCTAGTTTTAAGGAGTCCTCACCTTTAATAATTCGGTGGTAGTCCATTGCGTTAATACTTGTTTGATTTTATCCTTTCATCAAATCTGTTACTGACTTACCAGACCAAAACTTACAAGACCAATAACCAGCAGTGGTCTTATCTTTCTTTGTATCACAGTTGTGTCGAGCACGAAATGCTTTTCTTCTTGCAGGGTCATCACGTTTAATTTCCATGTTTGGGTCACCAAACTCTACTTTTACAACATTACCCTTGGCATTTCTTACATAAACTTTATACTTCTTTACATCACCCTTTGTGGGATTATTTAGTTCTTTTCCACTTTTATCATCTTTTTCTGTAATTTCACCCCAAGCATTCTTTAATACCTCTACACTTTCACCACGAACCTGTTGTGCAAGGTCTTTGTCTGCCTTACCCCAAGTGCCAGAGGATTTAGTTACAAATGAATTAACTCTTGCAAACGCCCACTGTTGTGGGGTAGTGCCTGGGCGGTGTCCTGTCTTCCATGCAGCCATTCCTCTGTCGTATACCTTCTTTAGAATTCCATAAGGTACACCAGACTTTTCTGCTTTCGTAACAAGTCCTTCAATCTTCTCATCTAACTGAAAATCTTCTTTAGCAACACAGTTCGGCACCATCTTACCATTCTTCTTTTTCATACCAACTTGTTTGTGAGTATCCCAACATGGGTCTTCCTCACCAAACATGTCTTTAAATTTCTTTGTACTTTTAGATGGTTTTGTTTCTGCATTACCATCGCCTGGAGCAGGGCCGTCTTTACCTTTTGCAAAGTGTGCTGCACGTTTCTTTTTAGTAGAAACAGACATCTCATCACCATCAGCATCTTTTGCAAAATACTTTGCTGGTTCAGTACCTTTTCTGTCCTTAATATCTTTATCTTGTTTTACTTCTGATCTAAGTCTTGGTTCTCTGCGGTTAACAGATGGGTCTTCATTTTTAAGATTACTTGGGTCATTGTTCATAGGATTATTATCTTTATGTCCTACATCCATACCCTTTACTGCTTTATCACCCATTGCTCTTCGGGCTTTGTTTCGACTAGAACGTCTTGCAATCTGTTCTGGTGTACCTTGATAATCTTGGTATTCCTTCTTGTAATCTCTACCCTTAGTATCTTTAGTTTGTTTTACTTCATACAACCACTTCTTGTGGAATGTACCATCCTCTTCTTTGAATGTAATATAGTTAGTGCCTCTACGGACAATCTCACCAGAAACACCAGTGTAATTATCTTCTACGATGTCACCAACACAGAAAATCTTATTCTCCATGTACAAATCACGAACAACATCCTCATCAGTCATTACATTTGTTCTAGGAACAAAAGACTCACGAACGCCCATGAACTTACGAACATCTTTAAATAAAGACATTCCTTGCCCAAATCCTTTAGGAAGTCCAGCTTCAAACCCATATTCTGTTGCTTTACCTCTTGCATCAACAACATTTAAATATTGATTTTTAACAGCAGCTGCTCTCATCTTAGAAGCAGACATACCAGAAACACCTTCTGCATCTGGATCACGTTCACCAGCAGAGAGAACTTTGATGCTTTCAAACTCGTAGTATCCGTGTCTACCTTCTACCTTGTTGTACTTATTGAGTAAGTCATCAAACTCTGTTACTCTATCAGAACCAACAACCATTACAACTGATTTGTGTCCTTTATTGTATAAAGATACAGCAATCTCAAATACCTGTCTCGCTTTATCAACAACAATGTTCCTTGCATGTTTCGGGAACATCTTTCTCATGTATGCAAGTTTCTTTGCATATGGTAAAGGGTCTTTCTTTGCGTTCTCAGAATGAGATGCAAAGACGTAGTATGGTGCGCTATTCTTCTTTGCTTGATTCGCAACTGCGTCCAGTAACTTCTCGTGTCCTGTAGTTGGTGGATTGAATCTACCAAAAGTAAATACAGCCGTGTCTCCACGAGCTTCTATAATTTCAGAAAACTTTTTCATGCATCCCCACCCTGTCTAATACCTTTTAATCTTTCAAGTTCTTGCTTCTTTAACTTAACCATCATCTTCTTTGCAATCTTCTGAATGGCAAGTCCCTTCTTTGCAACTATACGATTATCTATCTCTACCCTTGCAGCAGGAGGAAGTTTCATATACTTCGCTGGACTTAAACCAGCAAATTTCTGAAGGATTAACATCTTTGCAGCTTTCATTGCACGTTTGTGTAACATGTCTGGAGTTGCAAGTTTCATTTTCTTTCGTGCAACCTTCGCTTTGAATGCAGAGGACTTTGACATCTTCGACATACGCCTACCCATTGCTCGTCTTGTTGCAATAGACATTGCTTTCTTTTCATACAACTCAGATGTTAATTCTGAAAACTTTTTCATCTGTCCCATGCCTTGATTGCTGTAAAGTTATTATAACTAAATTCCATTCTATCAACTAACTTTACCGCATTACCACTCACTCTGTCAATGGCAACAAATCCTTCTGGATTAACTACTTTATATCCATTGGAAGTTCTAATGAATGTGTCAGTTAATTGCTTAACACTATTTAGTTTCTTAACAATACCCATCTTTGCTTCAATTAAATAGTTCTGAAACAAGATAACCTGTTCTAAATTCTTTGTATGTTTCTTTAGTTCTCGTAACATCTCTTTCTGTTCGTTTGCTACTTTAGTCTGAGATTTTTCTGTTTTGAGACTTTTAATTCTTTTATCATATACATTAGATACCCACTTTAGATATCCTTCAGCATGTCCCTTTGGATTGCTGATTGGTTTACCTTCTCGTACCTTACTATTATAATACGTCTTTAATGACGCACCAGCAAGATTACCTGTGAGTGTATCCTGTATTCTTAAAAACTTATTAAGCATAGATGCATTAATCTTTTGGAATGTTCTTCCAGCACCAGATAATGATTTAGTAACTGTTTCAGTTTCTTTCTCAGTCATTGTTGCCTTACCAGCAACATCCTTATAAGTTGCATCATCCATCCAAACTGAAGATGGTGTACTAAGTCCTTTAATATTGACTCCAAATGATGCTTTCATATCTTGAAGTGCGCTACCAGTATAAGTGGTGTGCCACACAATTCCAATTTTAGAACTCTTAATCTTTTGTCCAAAGTCACTGTCGATAGGAACAGCATATACGATTGTATTAGGTTGGAATGTATAATAACGAACACCATCAATTGTGTCAGTCTCTACATCATCAGTCCACATCAAGTCTCCTTGAAGTACACCCTTTATTCCTAACTTAGAGAATTCTGCAAGGGCAACTTTAAACTTACTGTTCAATGCACCAGATAGTCCATCATCGTCTATCTCTTTTGCAGTCTTATATAATTTTGGTGTTGCGTTGAATACTGATTTCTTTGCAACGAAAAACTTACCGTCCTCTGGGTCAATACCAGCAAAGATTGCTGGAGCGCCATCCCATTTAACGGTCATATTAACAGATGAGCGTGATGAACCTGCCAACATATCTCTAAGAGAACGTACAAAGTTAATTGCAGCTCTACCACCAGACACACCAAAGTTTAGTATCTCATCTTCGATATGCTCTAAGTGTAGATTCTTTCCACCCTTATCTTCAGTTAAATGTTGTGAGAACGAAATCATTTTGCAATCCCATTATATTTAATAGCAAGTCCAGTAGGGAATTGCCCAAGTTTCTTTTTACCAGCATGTCCAGATTTGTTTGAACGTATTGACATATTCATTGTAATACTATCGTCACCAGATTGCAAGACAATAAACCAATTTTGTTTTGATTTTGGAGATGCCATTGCTTTGACAAACTTAACTTGGGGTAGGAATACACCTACTGCATCTCTATCAGTCACTTCTTCATATGTACTACCAATTGCTTTAATAACAAGTGTAGGAACATCTGGAGCATCTCTTAAAATCTCTTCTTTAATATATTTTAGTGTCGCCTTCTTATTCTTGTTGAATAAATCAACAGTACCTTTTCTCATAATCTCAAGCATGCTATCGTAATCTTTTTCGTAAGCACGATTGTTTGCCTTATCATAATCTTTTAGAATTTTCTCTGTTTTTGCTCTGTCTTTATGTCTACCATTTGCACCACCGTCAAAATTTGCAACAGGAGGTATACCGCCAATTTTAGAATACACTTGTGCATATGAAAGGCCTCGCAATAAATCTAATGATTTAGTTTCTCCCATTGCAGTAAACACTGGTCTTACATATGTGTTGAGTTGTGGTTCAGAG